CTTGAGATTGGTTGCTTTGAAGGCAGAGCGTCATGCTGGCTGCTTCAGAACGCGCTTGACCCTGATGGCAAGCTGACTTGCATTGACACATTCCAAGGCAGCGAGGAACACGCCAAAATGGGCTTACAACTCAATAACTTATGGCAGACTTTTGAAGCCAATGTGAATGAGGCAAAAGTCGCTGACCAAGTGGTTGAGGCGATTCAAGCGACCTCATACGAGGGGTTGGCAAAGCTGATTGAGCGTGGCGCGGAGTTTGACTTCATCTATGTTGACGGAAGTCACACCGCGCCGGATGTGATGACCGATGCTTGCATGACTTTCGGTATGCTTAGGAAGGGCGGGGTCATGCTGTTTGATGACTACCTATGGCGAGATATGCCCGGTCTACTGCATCGTCCTAAGCTGGCTGTGGATTTGTTTGTGACGCTGTTCAGCGAACAATGCGAACTGCTGGTGCTTGGCTACCAACTGGCAGTCAAGAAACTTTAACGACAGCCCCAACGCCGACGCGCAGCTTTGCCTCGTTCGCCTTTCCAACTCTTAGACCTAGCGCAAAATGCTTTGTGTCTTGGCCCTGACTTGGTAGGTGCTTTGAGTTTGCTGCCGGTGGCTTTGTTGTACTTGGCGCGACCTTTAGCGGTCAGTCCAGCGCCCTTCTTGACAGACAGCTTCTCGCCTCTACCGACAGACAGTTTGACATTCTTTCTAGGCAATTGTGGTACCTTGGATTAAGTTCCATGCCGCGTTGAAGTTATCCGCCCACGTTTCAGGGCGGGGTGCTCCGGGACGCCACGCTGCAACATATTGTCGCCACCCTTCGTCGGGCTGCGTATTGGCTGGCAACTTATCCGGTAGCGTGAACAACAGAAGGCGAGCGAAGACACAGGCCAAGATGTCGTTGTCAACGATGGCGTCGTAGCACCCCGACGAGGTTGCGGGCTGGTTCATATCGGCCAACACCCCGCCGAGGATGCCTTTGGTAGCCGCGTGGGTAAGCACACCCACCACACCACCGCCTTGCTCGAACTGCCAGAAGCCATGGGCTGGCCCGCCAACTTGGCGCCGGTAAGTCAGTTTTGACTCTTGCAGTCCGATTGCCAACAACATCGCACGAGCTTCTGGAGAATCCATGCTACCCGGCAGCATGTGTAGCGCTGCCGGAATTACGACGTCTCGAATGTACCGATTACTCACTTGGATGCAACGCCGTTGATTTTTTCAAAAGTTCTCAGTCCACCAAGACCAAGCATTCCTAACAGCAATTGCCAAAGGTTGTCATCAAGTCCGGGAATGGGAGGCAATGTGTGTCCTGACCATACAGCAATCCATGTGGCAATTGGGCGAAAGAGGTATTGATACGCCAGCGCAGACGAGCAAATCCATCCGATTGATGGTCGCCAACCAGAAACAAACATTGACGGATTTGCCGCCTCAGTTTTGTTGATGTCGAGTTGACCGGTAATTTGTTGCAATTCCCCGGTTTGCTGCAATTTCATCAATTCCAGCTTGGCTGCATTAGCTTGAGCGGGGTCTGGGAAAATACGCTGAATGAGCGTATTCCCAAGGTCAAGCGCAGCAGATAACGGGTCTAAGCTCACAAGCCCTCACCCGGCGTGATGTAGCACTCAGCCGTGCCAGTTTCGGTGATAAACGCAGCATACACGCCGTCAGAAGTAGTGAACTGTTTTGGCACAGTAAACACTTGGCTCGTACCCGGAATCACAACATAGCAATACTGAGGTGTGCCAGCAACGGGAGCCGTAGCAGTCACAGTCGAATTGCCAAAAGCCAAGTACACGGGCTTGCCGGTTCCCGCTGTGTTTTCATGGCTTGCCACCAAAACTTGATTGCATGGTATATCTGCCAAGATGTTGATGCTTTGACTTGTGGTGTTGGCTGCGGCTTTGTACGTCTTGCCCATCGCCTGAAAAGCAATGTTGTTTGCCATATCAGTACACCTTCTTGCCGCCACCCGATGTCGGAGAGTTCTTGCGAGTGAAGTAATCGTTTGGCTGGTCCATCTTGAAGTTCCAGACCGATTGGAAGCCGCCAGCAGGGAGCTTGCCCGATTGGTATTCACCCGGCGACGAGAGCCGGTCTTCGATAATACCCGTGCCGATTTGAAGCCGACACTTAACTGTCTTGACCTTTGGAATCATGTTCATTTGATGTCCTTTCTTTGACTTTGACTAGAAGGTAACTGAAGATTACAAATATCGCTAGAGCCGTCACCCTCTCCCACCTTGGTTCCCACATCGTCCAACCGCACATAACGCTGCACGAAATCAGAACCAAAATCGTGATAAGCCGGTCTGTGATGACCCCTAACGCTAGGCGAACCAAAGCAATACCGTCCATGAATATCCCCTTTTAAAAAGATATCCATAGTTTAATCCTATTCGTCATCATCATCAACATTAAAGCCAGCGCCCCATTCATCGTCACTCATCTTGAGTTTGATGGCTTCCAGCTTCAAGGCGCGGTCAATCACCTTGGTCTTGTCCGTAATACTAGCCATTGGGTCAGCCATTACCTCTTTCAGCATCTTAGAGACAGCAGCCTCTAAGTCTGGATTTATCCCCTTTTGCTTCTTAGCCACGCTTGACCTTTCTTAACGCCCGACGAGCTTTCTTCTGCGACTTACGAGCCGTGGATAAAGATGCAGCAACGGCTTGCTTCTGTGGATAACCCTCACGCATCATCTTGCGGATGTTCTTGCTAATAGTTTTTTTGCCTGAACCTAGTTTGAGTGGCATGGTTACTCCTTACAATGATTTTATGATTGTAAATGTGCTGCCGCCCAATAATCCCCACCCAAGCGTTCTGGCCGCCAAATACGCAAGCTTGAGCTTAGCGTCAGCGGCATCTGATATAGATTTTGTGATGCGGTCACTTTGATTTATGTATCTCAAGTATTGTTCATCACTAATAAACTTATCGTCCAATAACTGCTGAGCAAACTTCTGATTTGCAGAAGCAACTTCTTGTGGTTTAGTAGCAGACCTAAATTCAAGATTCAATGACTTGTATTTTTCAGATTGAGTTGCGGCAGTTTTTTGTGCCTCAGTAGCCTGTGCTGCTCTTTCGCCAGCCGCAACGCCTCTTTGTGCAGCAATCCTAGCCCTAGCAGCATAAGCCTCAACCATGTCCCTCGCATTAGTTAGGTTGAGCATGGTTCGGTTGTTCCTAATAAATAATTCTAACTCTTTAGGGTCACCAGCCAGTTTCTCCATCTGACCAGCAAAATACTTACGGGCTTCGTTTTCAGCAAATGCCCTGTTGCCACCCACAGCCTCAATCAAGCCTTGGTAGGATTCCCTATCAGCAAATACTTTGCTTGGAATTTTCTTTGATGACACCTTTGCATAGCCTTCTACACCAGGCAACTGCTCCTCAAAGAGTTTTCCTGTTTTAGTTCTAAATACTTGCAAAGGTTCTGAATCTTTGCGATATTGTGCTAAAAATTTATCAAATGCAGAACTCTTGTCACCTTTAACAGCAGCCGTTAAAGTTGGATAAGCAGATGTAAATTCTCTTTGAATAGACTCCACAATTTTTGCAAGTTGACCAGCTTGTTGCTGACCAATAGCATCAAATCCTTCTGCGGGTAAACCATAAGAACGGTCACGCAGAAAACGTCTTAATTGCTCTAGACCTTCAAAACTTACGGGCTTGCCTTTTACTGGGTCAAGAGCGTTTCTGACTCTTTGCAAGGGAGCTTTGATGTCAGAAAGTGTTGCAGTATCAATCATAGAATCTAATTCAGCCATGCCTTTTCTAAAGGCTCCTGTATCTTTTGGCATGACACCTTGTTGCTCTCTCGCCTTGGCTAAGTCAAATGCTTCCGATTTCAATGTCTCAGCGTTCTTGGAACGAACCGCTTTTAAATCATTAAAAACCTTATCAACATAGCCACGAATACGGTCACCAATGGCTTGTTCTGACGTTGGAATGGGCTTGAAACGACCAGCTTCTTTCTCCGTCTTTGTGCCGGGCAAATCACGGTATGCCAATTCTTGTTGACGCATAGCCTTCTGCTCGGCAGTCTCAGCAATTCTAGCCGTCTGTTCGGCTTGTTTGGCGGCTTCTTCGGCGGCTTTTCTTTCTGCACCAGTTCTTCTAGAACCATAATCACGCAAAGCCTTTGCGGCTTTTTTGGCATCTCCAGCAAATGCTTTTTTAGCCAAGTCTGCAACATAGGCATAACCCTTTTGGGCGGCGGCAAAACTTAATGTAGTTCCAGAACCTAAAGCAGAGCCTAATGCTCCAGATAAGATTCTTTCTGATTGGTCACCGCCAGTAGTGGCATATCCAACCGCACCACCTGCGCCACCAGCTTCAGCAGCCCTGCCAAGAGTAGATACGGCAGGTGCGCCACGCAAAGCTTGTATGCCTTTTGTTGCTAATCCATAAGGCAAAGCATACGAACCAATTTCGCCAATGGTTCCAGAAATCGGATACCTTTCATTTACAGCACCGACAATGCCTCGACCATATTCTCTAACTTTTTTGCCAGTTTCGGGGGCAACAAGTTCAATAGCTGCGCCACCACCCTTAAGCAATTCCCCCACACCACCAACAACCATAGGGCCAAGAAACAAGTGTGAATTTTTAGGCAATACTTCCAAAAAACCCTCTTTGGTTTTTTCGTAAGTACCGCGCTCTTTAGGAGCCGCAGGAGCGGCTTGAGAAACATCACTAGGCGCATCAAACTGGTCAAAAGGATTTTTTGAATCAGAAGATGGTTTTGAATCAAACCTGTTAAATGGGTTATCTTCTTTCATAACATTCCCTATGGCAAATAACCGTACTTTTCTTCAAAAAACTTTTTGTTTTGTTCCGTTGGGTTATCTATCAAAAACTTAACAGCAGGTTCAGGTGCGCCCTTTGTTGACTTTTCATAATCTATTTTTCTTGGGGATAGCTGATCTACTGTGTAACCAGCAGATTCAAAAGCATTACGTCTAGATTTGTATAGGTCTCTTGTATAGTTGATTTGATCGTTCAATTTGTCTTTAATAATGTCAGCAGCATCGCTTTTCTTAGCTGTAAAGTCGCGATAGTTTTTTAACTCATTTCCGGTTAAGGTTGCACCGAACAGAGTATGACGATTTGGTGCCTGTAGCTGGTCATATCTTGACCACCAAGAAACAGCTTTCCTTCCTTCCTCGTTACCAAGCCTACGTTTGGCTTCCAAAGACATATCTGCACCAAAACCTAAAAAGCCCAAACTTGCGTATTCTGGTTTGAAGTCATCCTTAAGTTTTTTCAATCCGACTTCCATTGAATGTAAGCCATCTAGCTTTTCTAACTTGTCTGCTGCAAGAGCCTTGCCTTGTAAACCTTTTCTAATCTGAACCATCGCTTCAGCGTGCCTGAAAGACCTTTCCTGCATTCTTTCTGCGTGAGCAAAACCTGCTTGTTGACGGCGGTCTGCCGCCTCTTGTTGTTCTCTTGCTAATTGCTTACGGCGCTCCCAATCCTCGATATTAGTCAAATCTCTTTTTATTTCATCAATGAATTTAAAATAATTTTGAATTCCTTGCTTTTCAAGGATTTGTTTGCCAATTTGACCGCCTAGTTTGGCTGCGGATTGCTCTACCAGCGCGTTTGCCTCTTCAGCTCTGTCTGCCTGAAGTTTGCGTGCGCGGTCAGCATCCCTGTAAGCGTCTTCAAGAATTGCCTTGGTGCGCTGCATATTCTTGTCAAATTCTTCTTTTTCTTTTTTCCACAGGTCAGCACGACCTTGCTGCCAGCCTTTCATCATGCCAGACATGGCGTTTAAAGACATCATTGCGGATTGTTTGCCGCTACCACCCATAGCAACACCAATTACGCCAATGAGACTGAACAGCGTGGCAAGGTCTTGAATGTTGTCTTTGGTTGGGTGGAACGCTTCATAAGGGAATTTTTTGCGAATAGCGTCCAAATTGGACTCAGTCTGTTCAGCCTCTTCTCTTTTTTGAGTTGCGATGCTTGCACCTGCTTCAGCGCGGTACTGATCTACTGCCTGTTTAACAGCGCCAATTTCTTTGTCTAATTGGTCTTGTCTCTGCAAAAGCTCCGCTTCTCGCGTGGAAACATCCGTCGAAGTTTTAAATTTTTTTCTTTCTTCAGCGTAATCCGTTGGAGGCGTGTAAGGAACACCCGGCACTCCACCAATTTGCTTGATAATGCCCCCAAGCTCCGGGGGAGGTGGAAGAGTAAACGTTTTGGGCTGTTTGGTTAACGCTGCGATTTGGGTGTTTTCTGCCATGTCTTAGGTCGCCTTAAAAGAAACGCCAGCGCCAATCGCTGCCAACTGTGTATAGAAGTTGGTGTTGATTTGGTTCAAGTATTGGTCAGCTTGCTGACCGGTGCGAATTGCGCCAAGAGCAATGCTGTCGCCAATTTGAGAAACTTTCAGGCCTAACTCATATTCGTTTTTCAGCATGTTCTGTCGAGAGGCTTCATACACTGCAGCGTCTTGTGCAGCACCCACACCTCCACGCTGCTCAACACCTTGAGCCAAACGCGCTTGCAGGGCTTGCAAAGCTTGCTGACTGGCTGGAGTCAACTCACCGGCTGCGGCAGCGCGTTGCAATTCAGCGCCCTTCTGCTGATACGGAGCGCCAAGCTGCCTCATTTCTTCAGCTCTTTGCTGACCTTGCTGCGCCGCCTTTTTGGATTGCTGTGCGCCATACAAGCCAAGACCGCCCATTAAACCAAGACGAATCATTTGGTCAGTCGAGAGTTTGTTGTACCAAGGCTTGTCCGAGTCTTTGTCTGGCGTTTTATTAGGAGGTGGAGTAGAAGCCCCACCAGTCGATTTGTAATCAGCATCTGGCAAATCTGTATCTAGACGAAAAAAGTTTTCTGGTTGTAAGTCAGCACCTCTGCTTTGAAGCGGCATTGAATTATTCGCTTGCACTACCTGCTCTGGAGTTCCATACCCTACTACGTTATTTCCGGGCGACGCTTGATTGTCAGCAGACGCGGGAATGTATGAAGTGTCTACCGGTGGAAGAGGAACGGCTTCTGGCTGTGGGGTTTCAGGAATAGCGTAAGTTTGTGCGCTGCCCGTGTCACCGTAGTAATCATCAAACTCAGGCAAACCCGTATGCGGGTTAATCGTGCCAGAGCCACCCGCCGCTTTCAGAATTTCTGCTTCGCGTTGAGTGATGTGAGCAAGAATGGTGTCATTGCCTCGACCTTTGGTTTGAAGCATCTTGGCAAGAGCCTTCAAATCTCCGGTTTCATTAAGGTCTGCTTTAAGCAGCTTTGCGATTTGTTTACTCATGCGTTATCCTCCTGACCCATATAGCGCAGCGACTCTACGTTCCAGCCAGATTGTTTCTCGCCTTCTTTTTCGCCGCTACCAAAAACAGGACTGCCAGCATCGCCAATGCGCAATGCTTGACCAAGCGCAGCAGAACCAACATCAGAGCCGCCACCAGCAATGTTTGTGTTACTTGTGCCAAATGTGGATGTGGGTGACGGCTGATTCGGTTGATACGAGGCTGGCTGATTGAAGATGTTGTTCAATGCAGCAGAGGTCAAACCTTTCTCAATATTGAGCGCGGCCTTGTCGGTGCTTGTTGCATCTGCTGACGGTTGGCCATATAAATAATCTGCCCCGCCTGAAATCAAACCGCCAACTGCCGCAGTTTTCAAATCTTTGCCGGTTGCCAAGCCGCTAGCCGTGCTACCAGCAGCTTTTGCTAGAGCTTTGCCGCCAGCCTCAGAGCCGGTTAATCCTTTTAAGCCAGATGCGCCAAACATCTCACCCGACTCCGTGTCCAAGGTACCGACTGAGCCGGTCAAGCCAGAGGTCACGCCACCGGCAACAGCGCCACCAAGAGCGCCTTTGCCCATGCCTTTCAGCACATCGCCGCCCGTTGCGGCTGCTCCTATGCCACCAGCGACAGCGCCGCCGATTGCTCCGGTTCCAATTGAGGTGGCAACAGTTGTGCCCACAACATCGGCAAGAATTGTGTCTGCGACTGCGGCAGCAACAAACTCGGTCGCTGCGGAGGCAACAAGGTCGGCAATAACAATTTCGGCAACAACGACTACGGCTGGCATATCAGAACTCCATTGAATACATAAACACGGGCTTCATGTCCTTACCCATCTTCTTGACGGTCTGGTTTACCTGCACATTCATTCCAGAGCTTTGCGCCAATCTCTTGAACGCTGGCTGGTCAGAATAAGTGTAGCCCTTCTTGATACCGTTTTTCTTCAAGAACATGGCCAATGATTTGAAGTTTTCCATCAGTCCTTGCGGAGTTTCAGCCGTGAAGCTATGCGCCTCCACTACGTTTGGCTCAACTTGAATCAGCAAAAAAACCGTGTTTCCAATCTGCACGGTTCTTACATTGGGGTTCATTTTCATGGTCGCCAGTTTTTTCAGCAACTCATCAGGATTTACCCCATGCCGAGCCGCATCTTCTTTGATGATTTCCAAAACAGACTTGGTTGGTTCTTTCGAGCCTTGACCTTTGGACTTCTTGATGGTGTCCAACATATCAATGTCTTGCTCTTTTTGCTGCGGTGCGGAAACTTGTAAATTTTCGGGGGTCATTGGCATTTTTACAGTCCTAGTGAAGCGGCAATTTGTTGGTGAATATAGAGGTGGCTGGCAATCCAATCGTAAAAATCTGACTCATTGTTGAAGTCCACATCCAACATATTAAAGGGGTTATTTAGCCCCAACAAGCCAGCAAATGCCTGATGTTCGACCTGATGAGCCAGCAACCAATCGTCCAAATTGGACGTTTCAGCGTCCGTAATTGGGAAAATTGGCACAGTAATACCCGCATCCATGAATGTTTCTTGAAATACCTTATGCTGCAAGCCGTTCTCAAAGAGAAACTCCTGCAACGAGTCAGTATTTCCAAACTCCACCATAGAAAGGGTTTCCATATTCATTTGTCAACCTTTTCATCTAGCTTGTCAAATATGCGCTCAAGCACTTGGTCGATTTTGTCCAAACGAGTTTCGATGTCAGACTTGCTGACATAGTTTTTGGGCAAATCAACCTCAATGCTTTGGATGTTTTCTTTGAGTTTCTTCACAGAATCCCAAATCTCACGACACCACCACCCTATTGCACATAGGAGTGCGCCGCCGATTAGATTGAAAATAGGTTGAAATTCCATGTTAGACCGCGTAATAAGGAATTTTGACAACTGTGCCGTTCAGGTTCACGCTGATGTACCCGGCTGGCACAAGTGGAAGGCTGGATGTCGCAAATGTTGCAGACGAAGACGTTGTGCTGGTGACGTTCACCACGTTTGCGGGGAAGGTTCCAGAGCCAATTGTGACGTTGTTGAGCGTCAGATTGCCAACGGTGCTGGTTGTGCCACCCAAAGTCAGGGTTGCGTTACCTAGCGTGACTGTGCTGTTGGCGAGATAGCTGTTTGGGAAAGTCGCCGCAACGCTTGTGATATTAGCGTTAGAGAGGGTCAGGTTGCCAACTGAGGTTGTGGTCGAACCTAGCGTTAGAGTCGCATTTCCAAGCGTAATCGTGCTATTGGCTAAGTTGGCATTAGGAATGGTCGTGGCTGCCGAGACATTGCCTGTATTGGCATTGCCATACAAATAGCCTGTCAGAGCCTGTGTCCTGATAGCCGTCACAACATTGGCATAGGTCAAATTAGCGTTGTTGACCGTGACATTGCCACTATTGATAGTGACATTGGTATATGTGACAGCGTTCTCAGTACCGCCAGTAATCGTTACATTTCCGCTAGAGAAGTTAGTAATCGTGCTATTAGTAGCATTAGCGTTAGTAAATGTCGCGTTACCAGAGTTAACGGTGACATTGTTTAGAGTTAGGTTACCTACTGTACTAGTGGTTGACCCCAAAGTGATAGTGGCATTTCCCAAGGTAGCAGAGGAGTTAGCCAGATAGCTATTAGGAAAGGTAACAGCAACAGAAGTAATGTTCGCATTGGCATACGTTCCATTGGTCTGCGTCGTGCTGTTGATGGTGCCGCCAGTAATGACCACCGCATTGGCGTTTTGCGTAGCCATTGTGCCAAGACCAGAAACCGCACTATTTGCAATTGCAATCGCTACGTTTGTGGCGCTGGTAATCCTGCCTTGCGCGTCAATGGTGACCTGAGAAACATACGACGCGTTGCCGTATGTGGCTGCTGTGACTGCCGTGTTTGCCAGATTAAGGGTGACGTTGCCGGTCAAAGCCCCGCCGCCAGACATACCTGTGCCAGCCAATATGTTGACGGTGTTGGGTACAGCACCCGGCACATTTGCCACGGGAACGCTGGTCAAGCTAAGAGTCACATTGCCTGTGAGTGCCCCGCCACCAGACAGCAGACCACTAGACAGCACGTTGACCGTGTTGGGAACCGCGCCAGATACGTTTGCAACCGGAATGGTTGTGCTTGCAGACACATTGCTTGTGCCGTTGGCATACATATATCCGGTCAATGCAGACACAGAGATATTTACAAAATTTCCTGAGTCTCCACCATCAACTTTTTGCCAAGTTGAGCCATTAAATACCGCCCAATCGCCGACACCCCAAAGCGTTTCGCCGTTTAAGTTAGTTGAGCCAGCAACAGAAACAACGTAATAGTCGCCCTTAGTTCCCACGCTAGAAACAAGCGTAGGATTATTGGTGCTTGCATCCCAAGTACCTTTGTAATTAAGCGCACCTATTGCATTAACGAAGCTGCTGACAGTTTTTAGCATGATTACATCCCATCGCCGGGAGTGATATACACCTGCGAAGTTCCGCTAGACGTAATACCCGTGAAATATGCGTTTGGCACAAAAGTCAAAATTTCATCCGTGCCGGGAAGCAGCGGAAAAGATTGCCCCGTAGTAGAAACAACAGCCGCAGCGTTTGCAGCATCAGTCGCGCTTGTGCCGTAGCCAAGAAACACCAGATTGCTTCCAGCGTTGATGACGCGATACTGATTGCCGCCAAGCGTTGTTGATGAGCATTGCACAGCCGTAGGCGCAGCCACGTTTGCCGTAAATGCAATCGTGTTGCCTGTTTTAGTGAAAGCATTGACTCCCATGATTACACCTTTGGCTTTGGATAGCGGTCTTTGATTGCTTTGACAGCGGCTCTCCACGCATCAATGTCGTGATAAATCATGTCAAGCTGTTGTTGCCAACCACCAAGCTCTTCAATGTATGAACTCTGTCTACGGTCAAGACAATCATTCATGGCTTTTACATTTTCTGGAATGTCTGTTTCTGCGTTGTATTCATCCATGATTTATTCCTTTAACTAATTGTCCAAGTGTTGCTGTTGAAGTCAATCGGCACATACCATTCAACAACCATCACACCATTAAAGTTTTGACCAGACCCGGCACTTGTCAGCTTGATGACAAGGACGTTATTTGTCGAGGTGTCAAAAGTAAGAGTTGGTATAGTTCCGCTTGTAGCTGTTTCAACCTGTGTAACCGCAGAGGTTCCACCTTGATACAAAACACCTTTGTAATTGATTGCGCTACTTATCGTTGAAGTATGTCCATTGACTGTGACCCGGACATACATACCTATGCCGTTTGAACCAGTACCGGTAATGCGAGTAATTTCCGTCGCAGAAAATCCAATACCTGCAATTGCAAAAACTTCTTTACAGTAATAGCCAGCACCGGGGTTCTGAGAAGAACCTTGCATCATGTGAGCAGAAGGACCGCTATTGTTAGCAGTACCCGTTTGCGTAAACATCTTGCCTGATGTGTCGTATGTAGCTGGCGTGGTCGTGTTTTGACCAATGTTTCCGCTAGAGTCAACCCGAACTCTCTCTGCTGCCCCAGAACCAGCGTTTGTGCCAACTACAAAATCAGAAAGCGATGATGCTTGGTTTGTAGTTTGAGTTCCAAAGAATGTCGCAAAGTTTCCAGCCGAATCTTGAGTCGCAATGATTGCGTAATTGTTATTTGTATTGTTTGTGTTTCTCAACAAAACTGGAATGTTTGAATAAGTCCCAAGAACAGAGGTACTGTTACTTGAAGTGACAATAGATGCTTTTGCGTTTGGAGAAGTTGTGCCAAAACCCACGTTCTGAGAGGTATCCATATAGATACCCGTCACAGAGTTTGACTGAATAGTTAGCGCAGAACCAGAACCAGAGTTAATGTTTGGTGTGGTCAACGCTGAAATTGTGACGTTACCACTTGCCACGTTTACGTTGGTCAGCGTGACATTACCAAGCGTAGTGGTTGTGTTGCCAAGATAAACCGCCGTGTTACCAAGCGTGATTGCCGTGGCAAAGTTTTGGTCAAGCTGCGACAGCGGGATGCTTGTCGTAGCGTTTGCGAAGATATTTGGAACTGCCATGTTAAAACCTCACTCTCAGTTCGTGTTCGTATTCAAAACCGTTAATGACAATCCCCGAATTTTCAGATGTTACTGTCATGCCAAGATACTTGCCGTACTGTTTTGCGTCTGTTTTATACAAAGTGTAGCCGCTACCGCCGCCAAACCAAATGATTGTTGCCGCGCTATTGTTGACCCAAGGAATTGTTATGCTTAAATTGTTAATCCAATCAATGGTTTGACCCAAAGTAACGGCAGGACTAGAGCCTGTTTCTGAATCAACCGTCACCGTAATTGCCCCTGCATTTGTCAGCGTGGCTTCAACGCCAACTTTCAATGCTTGCTTTGTGCGAATTGGGTCTTTCATTGGGTTCAATGAAGTCTGCACATAGCTTGAAATGTTGGCTGTTGTGTCGGCATACAAACGAACGCAATTGGTTCCGTTTGTGCCGTACATATTGATTTTCCCTCCGACAGGCACAGAGGTAACGTATTTCAGGTCATCGCCTTGGCTGGTAAAAAACCATTTTTTGTCAAAGAACACGGCTTGCATATAACGGTTCGAGCTTGATGTGCCTTGACCGCCGGTGTATTTAAAATTGAACGCCGCGCACAAAATGTTGTTGAGCAGCACTTGACCTGCCGTGGTTTCCTCGGTGATGAAGTCAATGTTTGGAAACATGCCGTCCAAAGAATCAGAAATTTTTGTGGTGGTAGAACCCACAAGCGCATACACACCGTAATCGTTCATAAACAACAGCGAACGGAAGTACGGAAAAATGGCGTATCCCAACTTTGTGCCAATGGATGCGCTCACATTGGTATTGGTGAACAGCGTTGTTCCAGCATTGCTAACGCGTACATCGGAGAAGACATTGATTGAGTCATCGCCAAAGATGTACAAGAAGTTGTTTGCCGAAATGATGTTGATGATGTTGCCGTGCAGCGTTGCATCGGTCATCACCACGCTGCCAGCAGAAACCGTAGTGAAGTCGTTGTACGAGCCAGCAGCAGAGTAAAACACCGTGCGCCCGTTTGAAATCCATGTTCGACCAGAGAAAGACTGAATACCAGAATTTAAGCCGTCATTGATGACACCTTTGGCTGTTGCGCCAGAGCCGCCACCGCCGCTGATTGTTACAACCAAGTTGGAGCTATTGGTATAGCCACTTCCGTTGTTGGTCATAATGACCTGTGTCACTTTGCCGCCGGAAATGATTGGCACTCCAGCGGCATTTGAGCCACCACCACCGGTGATGGAAACCGAAATGTTTGAGGCGTTGGTGTAATCCGTGCCGCCGTTGGTCACAACAACGCTCACAGTACCTTGCGCGAATGTCAGCAAGCCAGCAATCACATTTGCGCCAGAGCCGCCGCCGCCAGACAGCGTAATGGTCGGGGGGCTTGTGTATCCAGAGCCAGCCTCTCTGATTGTGATGGATGTCACAGCGTTTGCCGTGATAGCGCAAGCCGCGAGAGCCTGAATACCGTTTGTTTGATTGGGCGCGGAGATGGTGACGGTTGGCGCTGAGGTGTAGCCAGAGCCGCCCGTAACAATACCAATTTGACCTAGTGAGCCAATGGTGATGAGGTCTTTACCGTCCCAAGTAAAGTAACCCTTGATGGGGTCAATGATGAGAAGGCGGTCATTTTTCCATTGGCTGACTTTTATGTTGTCTGTGCTGAACGTGCCAGCGCCAGCAATTGTGCCTTTGGTGTTGGTTGCAAGGTTGACGTACTCTGCGCTGCCGTCATTTTCAAACGCAACAAGGTAATCAACAAGACCAATGTTAGCTGAAAAAAAGTATTCAACTGTGTGAGAAAACGTGATGCTTCCCACGGCTGATTTGTTTGGCGTAACCTTGAGGTTGCCGTACCCAATAGGCATGGCGTTCTCAAGCCAATAAAATTCTTCATCCCCAATAGCCGTTCTGTTCGCCTTGGTGTTGACCCCGCGAAACTGTTTGACAACCTCATACGATTTTTTCTGTTCTGCTGCTGCCATGATTTAGAACGGGTTGCTATATGGGTCTGGAATCCTCCGTGTGTAGATGGATGACAACACAGATTGAACTTGTTTTGTGTACTGCTGCTGATAAATCTCAGCCTCGCCAAACGACTGTTCGTAGTATTTGGCTAGGTAGGCAGCGTAAAACTTCACCACAGTTGTGTATGGGTCAGTAATCTGGTCTGTGTCCGTCAGATTCACAAGGTCTGTCGGAAGGATTACTGTATCTAATTCAACTGCGTAAACTTGGTCTGGTACTGGAGCAATGTAGATTTGCCCTTGCCCGTAATCGCTAAACGCGATGGGCTGTCCAATGTAGTTTTGCCAGTATCGCAATTGAGCAGTAAATTGCGTCCACGGCAAATACCGTAATGGATACCGAGAGTTTCCCCAAAAAAGGTTGATGTTCAGAACATCAAGGGTTTGTGTGCCATTCGGCATACTTGCGAAGTTCATGACCTCGCAACGACCCGCATATTGCAGATTGGCTGTGCCGTCCGTGAATGGAGTGCTAGGTGGAAAATTCTGCCCGTTCTGGGGATACGGGGGAGGGGTGCTACCAAGAACACCCGCCACAGTCACTTGGTACAAGAAAATGTTTGAAAAAACATAGTCACCAACATTGACTGTCAAACCTGCCGCCCACGCAACAGGCGCGTTACCCCCGGCAACGGGAGTCATAGGCGTTTGAGAAATTTGGAGTGTACGCAAACAACCGGTATCACGAACGAGGCGCTGCCGCGCACCGTTTATGTAATCGGTTAGCTGACTGTTCGTGTAGAAGTTAGCGTTGGCATCATGCAAGAGCCTTCTGACTTCTGTGATGTAGCCTTGCAGGGTTTGCGACATCCTTTTTCCATATCAAACGACTGCGACATTGGACTTTCCCCCAACCCTCTTTGCAGACGGAAGGGGTACTCGCTCAACCACCGGGGATAACGAGTGGTCTTTTTGAGGCGGCTTTTCGCCAATCTCAAACCGTTCCAGAATACGCAGACCTTGCGGAATGTCATTCTTAGTTCGGATGAGCGCAAGCCGCGCCATGTATGGTTCTTTGTCTTCATCACCATAGCCGAATATGTGACGAACCGCCTCTTCCGGCGCTTCCACAGTCTCTCCGACAGGAAATTCGTAGAGCTTGAAAGCGTAGTCAAAGGTAATGGGCTTTTCCCATTTGTTCGTCACATAGAGCGTGGTCATAGATTTACTACATCTCCGTACACGGTGACTTCCACCGAGTTGTTTGCGGCTGCGGCAGTACCGACATACACATACAGAGAACCAGAATAAACCGTGCTTGCGGCAGCGGTGGACAAAGCTAAATCCTGATACTTTGCTGTGCCTGTGATGGTGCTGAGTGCGGCGGCGTTGGTCACGGCATTGCTGGTATTCCCGTCATTGCTGGTGAGAATAGTCACGTTGGCGAGAGCAACGCTGCCACTTGCGTTGGCAACGGTAACCCGGCGAACAATGTAGCTTGTCCCAACAGCAGCAAGTGTTGCAACAGCATTACCCGTTGCACCAAGGTACACCGGTTGAGAGTTTGCAACAGCAAAACTGCCAAAGCTGTCGGGATATTTGTTTCCTACACAATTCGCGTTCATACCATCTCCTTAGCTGTTGAAAGTGCCGGAGACAGACTGACCGCCGTTGGTAGCCAACAAAGTCACGGTGTCGCCACTTGCATACGAAGACTTGGCAAAGACGTTCACGCCATCAGACATGACAACGCCGCCAGTATTCGCAGCCATGACGGTTGCGTTTGCAGAGCCGTTGTAAGCGATAACGCTCACGTTGGCTTGCGGAAACATGACATAAACACCTGCCGGAATGACCGTGCCGTTACCGGTGTTGACAGCGGTAATGGTGGTGGTCAGGAAGTAAGCACCAGCCGTGTTCGACTGTGCGCCAGCAAGGATGATTTTATTGGTAGAAAGTGACATGGTTATTTCTCCTTAGATAGACACAGAGTTGTAACCGGTCACCTGTGTCATGGCTTTCGGCTTGGTGTTCACCAATTCCGCAATCATCAACACAGCGCCAACATAGCCGATTTGCCAGTTGGGTAGAGTGGACTCAAAACCCGTAAACACAAACGAACCTTGCTCATGAATATAGAGCGACAGATAGTTGGTGTTCAGGAAGTACACAGTACCTTCAGGGCAGTACGGGTCGGGATAGATGGGCACACCGGCAACCATCAAAGCGCGGAACGCAGCTTGAGGACCGTTGGTTTCGCCATCAAAACCGTGACCGGGGGTGATGACGTATTGCTCTTGACCAACATAGTCTTGAGCCAGCAACGTCCAAGTGCCAAAGCCGCAAAC